GTAGCTTGTAATGTATATAGAGCAGGAGAACAATATAAATATTCACTTTTTTTAGGTTCGGAAGTTGCAAATGTATTATATTTACAAAGTAAAGAAATAGTCAAGTTTACAAACTACGAATTAGAAGATATGATAAACGATTACAGCGACAAGCTGAAAAAACTTACTTGATTTTTTCTTGTATATTGTTCTTTGTTTGAAAGGGGTAGGATTAATTTCTTACCCTTTTTTTTGTTATGTTAATTTTTTTTTATAACTTTACACTATGGAACAATTAAAATATGCAGAAATCTATGGCAAGGTACAAGAACTGCAACACGAAAATCAACAATTAAAAAATCAATTAATTTTAACACAACAGAACAATGAGCAAAGAAACAAGTATTAACGAAAAGCTGTTTAACTTACAGCAAGAGATTGGAACGATTAGCAAAGATGCTAAAAACCCATTTTACAAATCAAAGTATTTTGATATTAATTCACTTATTAAACAATTACAACCTTTACTAAACAAACATAGATTACTTCTATTGCAACCAATTGAGGAAGATATGGTAGTAAGCAAGTTAATATGTGTAGATGGAACAGGTGGTGTTATAAGTGGTTTAAAACTACCTGAAATAACAGACCCACAAAAGTTAGGAAGTTGTATTACTTATTACAGAAGATATACATTAGGTTCTTTACTTGGTTTACAAGCAGAAGATGACGATGGTAATGCAGCAAGTGGTAAAACCGAAGAATTAAAATGGTTAAACACTAACACACCTGAATACAGTAAGGCAATAGAATACCTTAAAGGTGGTGGTTCAATAGATGCAATTAAGACTAAATACAAAGTATCTAAAAAAGTTGCTGATGAACTCGCAAAATTGTAAAATAAAAAAAGTATATTACACAACTAAATATAATAATAAATCAATTAAAATAACTATTTATGGAAATTACAGGAAACATCAAATTAATTCAGGACACGGAAACGGGAACTTCTAAAGCAGGAAAAGAATGGGCAAAGCGTCAGCTTGTAGTAACAACAACTGAACAGTACCCACAAGATATTGCTATTGACTTTATGGGAGACAAAACTTTACTTTTAAATAACTTTCAAGTAGGTAACCCTGTTTCTGTTTCTATTAATATTCGTGGCAATGAATATAACGGAAAGTACTACAATAGTATTAACGGTTGGAAAATTGCCAATTATATTGGAAATGTAACCAATAGCGAACAACAACCTGCAAGAGAAGAAACGGCAGATTTACCATTTTAATTTAATTGGGGGTTTAACGACCCCCTTTTTTTATACCTTATATGAAACAATACAAAGAAGGAGACCCTTTTCCTGATGACTTTTGGAATTACAACGTAAATGCAATTACAGGTTATAAAGTAGAAAAGCGAGAAGTAAACTCAAAAGAAGTAGAAAAAAAGTACAAACAAATTACACAAGCAATATGATAGCACAAGCAAAGAAACTACAAGATAAAATATTAGACATAAAGTACGGTAGGGTAAAGGAAGGTTTAAAAATTGGAATACCAGAGATTGATGAACATATAAGATTTAAGAGAAATACCTTAGCAGCTATAGGACACGCAAACGTAGGTAAGACCACAACCTTAATTTATTTTTATGTATTATGGGCAAAGATGCACAATCTTAAATTTTTAATTTGGTCAAGTGAAAATACACCTGAATCTATACTAAGAAAGATTATTGAATTTTATATGGGTAAGCCTATACAAAAGGCAAGTGATACATTAATTAATAATGCGGTTGAATGGGCAAATAGTAGGTTTAAAATTATAGACGTAGAAGATTTATATACTTATAAAAGTTTGTTAAAAGAAGCACAACAGATAAAAGATGCTTGGAATTACGATGGTTTATTAATAGACCCTTATAATTCTTTATCAAAAGATGCTGCAATATTAAAGATGGTAGGTAATTCACACGATTACGACTATCAAGTACTTTCTGAATTAAGGATATTTAGTAGAAAAAATAATATTCAATTGTGTGTAAATATGCACGGTGTCAGTTCTGCACTACGTCAGGTTCATCATTCAGGACACGAATTTGAAGGATTAACAAGACCATTAGCAATGAGTGATGCAGAAGGTGGTTCAAAGGTTTCGGCAAGGTTTGATGATGTATGGACATTGCATAGATATGTGGCTCATTCTACTGATTGGATGTATAGTCATATTCACGTGCAAAAAATTAAAGAGAACGAGACTGGCGCAAGACCAACAGCATACGAGCAGCCTATAAGTTTAAAGATGAAAGTAAACAATGTAGGATTTGAGTTTCTAGGAAAAGATTTAATGCATAATACAGAACCAGTACAAAAATTTCAATTATGATAGTAATAGGATTTTTATTAATTGTGGCATTTATTTTTATTATTATAGGACATAATAAAGGTGCTGACATTATAATAAGTCCCATTAAAGGAATGATGTTTGGATTTTTATATCACAAAGAACAATATACAGAAGGAGACGAGTACACCTTGCAAAGTTTGTTGGGGGTAATTAGTATAACTGTGATATGGATAAACCAACAGAGTGGCTCGGAATAGTTTTTAAAAGACATAACGAGTGGATTAAAATAGTAAATGCCTTTGGCGAATTTAATTATGCTGAAGATATTGTACAGGAATTATATCTTGTGCTATATAAATATGCAGATGAAAAAAAAATTATTAAAGATGGGGTTGTTAGTAGGGGATATATTTATTTCACTTTACGGTCAATTTTTTATCAATATTATAATAGTAAGAAGAAAATTAACAAAGTTTATCTTGACGATGAAGAATATACCCAACAAATGGAATACAGTGATTCGTTGGATGAACAAGTAGCTTATAATGAAATATGTCAATTAATAGATAAACATATAAATGAATGGAGATGGTATGAACGAAAACTTTTTTTGTTATATCGTGATTCTGATTTAAGTATAAGGGGTATAGCTTCTGAAACAGGAATAAGTTGGGTTAGTATATACCACACTTTAAAAAATGCAAAGCAAGAATTAAAAGAAAAGTTTGGAGAAGATTATGACGATTACAAAAATAACGATTACGAATTAATTTAAAAATTATGGAAGAATTTAAAGGAGACAAAAGAAGCAAGGCTTACAAAGAATGGAAAAAGAACCACGCTAATAAAAGTGAAGGTGTTGGAGATACCGTTGCAAAGATTACAAAAGCAACAGGAATAGAAAAAGCTGTTAAGTTTTTAGCAGGAGAAGATTGTGGGTGTGATGAAAGAAAGAAAACATTAAATCATATATTCCCATACCAAAAGCCTTTATGCTTTACAGAAGATGAATACAATTATTTATCAGAACGTATTGGAAAGATAAACCAAGTTACAGTACCTGAACAAAAAGAACTATTAGTTATTTACAATAGAGTATTTAAAGACAATAGAGAATTGACCAGTTGTAGTAGTTGTTTTTTAAATGGTGTTTGGAAGAAGTTAGAACGAGTATTTAAAGAATATTCTTAATGGATAAGTGGAAAGAAAAGGATTTGTTTGAATACCTTATTGGTTGTTGCTACGAAGATTTAGTAAAAGCTAAAAAGCAAATGAGCAGATGGGATTGTTACAGTCCTTTAACTTCCCATCGTATTGAATTAAAATGCAGAGCAGCACACTACGACACTCTTTTAATTGAAAAGAAAAAGTATGATGCTATGATTGATAAGTGCAATGAAAACTTAGATATACCTATGTACATAAATTCTACACCAAAAGGAGTATTTAAATTTAATTTGTACCTTGTACAACCAATTTGGGAAATTCAATATCACAATAAAACAACTCAATTTGCAAACACAAATAAAATACCTAAAGAAATAGCAATGTTAGATATAAACGAAGCAGAAATACTATGAACAAGAAACTAAACAATATAAAGGAATTTGAGTATTACACTAACTTCAATTTAATTGGGGAACATATTATCAAGAACAAGAAACTAAAACCTGAAAACCAAACGTTAAACGATATGTATTATGCGTGGCAAGAAGTAGGGTTTTATGTACACAACTTAATTAGTAATGAAAGAGCGTATGAACAATCATTAAGCGAATATAGAAGTGATAAAACAAGGGCTGTTATACGTGCTAGGGAAGCTGAAAGTAAAATAGCTGAACTACAAAGAAAAATTGATAAACTACAAACAAAAATAAATGTTGGTCTTTAATATATTTATTGGTTATATAATACTTTTATTTAAAATAATATTTGCATACTTTATAATGCGAATGATTCACTTGGAAATACTTCGGCTTATGGGTTATGACATTAATGGAAACAAAAAAAACAATGAGTGATTCAATAAAGAAGTACGAAGAAATGATGGAAGATGGGAAGTGGTCTACAGATAGCACAGGATATTCTTATAACAACTTACCTAAAGACCCAATAGTATTAAAAGTAATAGATAAATTCAAGGCACGTTCAAGGGATGGTATTATAAAGTATGGTACAACTTTACACGATAGTCCTGATGGTTTCTATGCTTTTCTTACTCACTTACAGGAAGAACTTATGGATGCTACTTTATATATAGAGAAACTAAAACAACAGAAATGAAAGAACAAACATTAGTAAAAATGCAGTATGACCTTAAATTAGTACAACAAGCATTAGTAGTTGCTTTAAATAAGATTGAAGTAATTGAAAAAAAATTAGAAAAAAATAAAAAAGAAAAGTAGTAGTTGTTAAAAAATTGTTTATATTTACAAAAACAAAACAATTATGTACGAAGAATTATTTTATCAATCTTACACTATCCAAGAACTAGAAAGGGTAGTAAATGACCCTACACAACTTAATGGGTATCGCAGGAGATGCGAACAAGAACTAAACAACCGTAAAGAACAACAACAGGAAATAACAAGATTATGAAAATACTAAACTTATACGCTTGTTTAGGAGGCAATAGATATAAATGGGATGAGGTAACTGATATTGACGTTACAGCAGTTGAGTGGGATGAAGAACTTGCAATGTTATATCAAGAAAGATTTCCTAACGATAAAGTAATAGTAGCAGATGCACATCAATATCTTTTAGACCATTACAAGGAGTTTGATTTTATTTGGAGCAGTCCGCCTTGTCCTTCACACAGTAGAGCAAGATATTGGAATAGCAGTAATTACAATACTACAACAAAACCAGTTTATCCAAGTATGAGTTTGTATGAAGAAATAATATTTTTACAACATTATTTTAAGGGAAAGTTTGTAGTAGAAAATGTGACTCCTTATTACGAACCACTTATACAAGCTAAAAAACGTGGGAGGCATTTGTATTGGACTAACTTTAATCTGCCAAATGTTTTAAGTAAAAGAAAAGTAAAAATTGCTACAGGCAGAAATGAAGTAAAAAAACTTTGTGAATTTCACGATTATGATTTTTATACTTACAAAGGAGAACAACGTATAAGTAAAATAGCAAGAAACTTGGTAGATTATGAAGCTGGTAAAAAAATACTTGAAACAGCAATAGGAGTAATAAATAAACAAAACGTAGAACAAACAACAATATTTGACTTATGATTACACTACTAAACGGAGAAGTATGGGGTAAGGAAGAAATTCTTGCACAAATGTATGATGACTCATTCTATTATGGCGTATTAGGCAAACACGCTTTGAGTAGTTCAAGTCTTAAAATGATACTTAAAAGTCCTAAGACTTATAGAAACGTAATGAAGTATGGAGACCCTAATGGAGATAGCCCTGCATTAGCAGCAGGTAAGTTAGCGCATTGGATGGTATTAGAACCACACAAAATAGATAAACTACACTTTGTAGATGCTTCCACAAAGAACACAAAGATATATAAAGAAGCTAAAGAACAATATGGGGAAGTATTCCTAACAAAAGAAAGAAGTGCAGCAGAGCGTTTAACGGATGCAATATTTAGAAATGAAGCAGCACTACAATTACTAACTGATAGTGAATTTGAAGTACCTGGAATAGCAATGTTAAATGGATTACCATTTAGGGGTAAAGCAGATATTATACAAGGCGATACAATTATAGACTATAAAACTACTGCTGAACTATCAAGTTTTAAATGGTCGGCTGATAAATATGGTTACGATTTACAAGCGTATATGTATTTAAGACTGTTTAACAAAAAGAAGTTTACCTTTTTAGTTATAGACAAAGCAAGTACTGACATAGGAATATTTGAAACTACTGATGACTTTATAGCAAAAGGCGAACAGAAATTTATACAAGCAGTAGACAATTACAAATACTTCTTTCAAGATGGAAACGACTTAGACCAATATGTAATGAGAGGAATATTATGATTGAAACTTTTTATAGAGATTTACAAGAAGGTAAAAAAATAGAAGAAATAGTTTTAAAAGAAATTAAAATTAAATACCCTAATTCTTATATTGAAAAAGGATATTTTAAGGAATGGGATATTTTTATACCTGAATTAAATTTTGGTGTAGAAGTTAAATCTGATAAAAAAAGCAAAAATACAGGAAATATAGTTGTAGAAATAAGATTTAATAATAAACCATCAGCATTATCTACAACTAAAGCTAAATATTGGGTAATATATGATGGCTATGATTATAATTGGTTTTTAGTAGAGGACATTAAAAAATGTATAAAAGATAATAATTTAAAATATTACAATTTTATAGGCAAAGGAGATACAAAGCACAAAGACGCTTATTTAATTAAAAAAAAATTATTATATAAATACAAACAAAAAATTGGATAAAGATATAGTAGAAGAATTTTACTTACTTGCTTTAATAGATATAGCAAACGGAAAAGACATATCGGAACTTGAAGAAGCTATTGATATGTACGAAGAAGTAGAAGAATATGAAGCGTGTGCAGGAATACTGAAAGCAATACACGAATCAGGATATATGACAATAAGACAAATAATTAACACAATAAACGAAATAGACAATGAAACACGAAATGATTAAAGAGATGGTAGAAGATTTTTATAAATTAAAAATAGATTTAAAAACAAGACAAAGAAAGTATGTAGAAGCACGTGCAATCTATTATAAGCTATTAAGGGACAATAGTAGAATGAGTTTAGAAGCAATAGGTAAGACAATGAATAGAGACCACGCAACAGCATTACATTCATTAAAAAACATAAAAGATTGGCTAGAATATGATGAACAATTAAGACAAGACTATGAAACCCTAAACAAAAGGGTGGAACACGCTGCAAAATTAAATCCTGATTTTTTTACACAAGCTGTTTCAATAGAAGGATATTATGAAATAGAATACAAGAAACTAGAAGAAAAACATACTTACATAGTAAACAATAAAATTGCAGAAGCATTAGTAGAAGAAGCTAAAAAATACGATACACTATTAAACAAGTATAACTTCTTAAAAGCACGTTTAAAAAGGCACGAACCAAAAAGAATTTCAAGTGGAGAATTTGATTTAGTTTAATTATGAAAATAACAAACGAGGACAATATGGATTTAATGGCTAGGTATGAGGATAATCACTTTGACTTAGCTATTGTAGACCCTCCTTATGGTATGGATGTTACTAAAATGGAAATGGGAGGTAGAAAAAGAAACAAATTAGACAAACAAAAGAATTGGGATAATGAAGTGCCAACACAAGAATATTTTAAAGAACTATTTAGGGTAAGTAAAAATCAAATTATATGGGGTGGGAATTACTTTGAATTACCTTGTAGCAGATATTTTTGTATTTGGGATAAAGGAGAGACTATGTACGGTAGAGATTTTGCGGAAGCGGAATTTGCTTGGGTAAGAAAAGGAGGTACAAGAATATATAAAAAAAATCCAAATCAACTGAATAGAATACACCCTACACAAAAGCACGTTTCATTATATGAGTTTTGTTTATTAAACTATGCTAAAAAAGAAGATAAGATATTAGATACTCATTTAGGTTCAGGAAGTATTGCTATAGCTTGTCATAATTTAGGATATGATTTAACAGCTTGTGAATTAGATAAAGAATACTACGATGCAGCTATAAAAAGAATAGAACAGCACAAGGCACAAATAAGAATGTTTTAGGAAAATATAATTTTCTATTAACAAAAAACTAATAATCTTATTGTTATAGTATAATTAATAATAATCTTTTTTAATTATGGATAAAAGAAAAAACAATGGTGGGCATACAACAGCAGGAAGAAAATCCAAAGCTGATGAGGTTGCGCTTATAGAAAAGTTAACACCATTAGAACCATTAGCGTTTGAAGCATTACAAAAAGGATTAGAACAAAAAGACTTTAAGTACGTTCAGTTGTTCTATAATTACTATGCGGGGAAACCAAGAGAAACTAAAGATATTACTGTTAACGAAGATTTACCTTTATTCATTGATTGATGCAGGTTAAAAAAACCATAGCATTAAGAAAGTTAAGGAAGTTAGATAATAGGATTAGAATAGTTAAAGGTGGTACAAGTGCTTCTAAAACAATTTCAATCCTTTGTCTACTTATTGACTATGCTATTACAAATGATGGTAAAGAAATTAGTGTAGTAAGTGAATCAATACCACACCTTCGTAGAGGTGCTTTAAAGGACTTCTTAGGCATACTTAAAGGACTTAATAGGTATAAGGATAGTCAGTTCAATAAAAGTACCTTAAAATACATATTTACAAATGGTAGTTATATTGAGTTCTTTTCAACAGACCAACCCGATAAGCTAAGGGGTGCAAGGAGAACAGACTTATATATTAACGAGTGTAACAATGTACCCTTTGATGCTTATACACAATTAGCAGTAAGAACAAGTGGAACGGTTTGGTTAGACTATAATCCATCTAACTTGTTTTGGGTGGACAAAGAATTAATAGGTAAAGAAGATACAGATTACATTACACTAACCTACAAGGATAACGATGCACTACCTGAATCTATTGTAAAGGAAATAGAGAAAGCAAGGGAAAAAGCAAAGACTTCTACATATTGGGCAAATTGGTGGAGGGTATATGGATTAGGAGAAACAGGAAGTTTAGAAGGTGTGTGTATTCCTGACTGGAAAGAAATAGATAACATACCACAAGAAGCAAGGTTATTAGCATACGGTATGGACTTTGGGTATAGTGTAGACCCTACAACCTTAATAGCTTTATTTAAATGGAACAATGCATATATTTATGATGAGGTTCTATATAAGAAAGGAATGCTTAACAGGGATATAAGTAGATACTTAACTCAATTAGATATAAAAGAAAACATTGTAGCTGATTCAGCTGAACCAAAATCAATAGCAGAACTACAAGGATATGGACATTCTATATATGGAGTAAGTAAAGGAAGGGATTCGGTGGTATATGGATTGAACCTAATAAACCAAAACGAAATATACGTAACTGCAAGAAGTAAAAACCTTAAAAGGGAATTAGCAGGATATGTGTGGGCAAAAGACAAAGAAGGTAACACACTACAAAAACCTACAGGTGAACATCCTGACTGTATAGATGCTGCTCGTTACGTATTAACAGACCAATTAGAGAATCCTAATAAAGGAGAATATTTTATATATTAAATTTTAACAAAACTTTAACATTTTAATATTTGTTAATTAAATGTTTATATGTACTTTTACACTATAACAAAAAACAATTATTATGACACTAAGATTCGGAAAGTACAAAGGACAAGAATTTAATTCCACACCTAATAGCTATCAACAATGGTTGCTAAAACAGGATTGGTTTAAAATGCCAAAGGCGTTATCACTACATCATCAGTTAAATGGATGGGATGGATATAGTAAAAAAGGTCAAGCCGTTTATGACGCTATTTTTGAACAAGAAAAGGCTGCGGCTCTTAAACAAGATTGTAGAGGAGGAATATGTACTTGTTGTGAGGACAGTATGTACTACGGAATGTAAAGATAGGGGGAGGCAACTCCCCTTTTGTATAACCAATAATTATATTATGGAAAACAAAACAGAATACACAATGATTAAAGAACTGATTGCTAAAGAAAACAGAAAGCAAGTAGTAAAAGTTATATTAGGTGGTGCAGCAGTTGGAATAGGTGGAGCATTAAGTTTAGTTCTATTTTTAAATATGCTAGTCGCATTTGATTGGATTAGTGATGCAATAGTTAGAATTATTGGAGGATTATAAAATGAGAGAAGCCTGTTGGTACGAAGAAATATATGTAGTACAAAAACCTACTAAACAAGGTGGATATAAATGTGAAGAAGTTACACTTTACATAGACTACAAAAGTAAGACCAAAATAAAGGGAAAAGAAATACCTTACAAACAAAACAGTAGTGAATTAGAAAACAAAATAGAAGAAGCGTATAAATACGCATACAATAGATTTATATTAGGACATTAAAACTTTTCATTTGGGTAAGTTGGGAATTAGGTAGCAGAAATGTTACCTTTTTCTTTTTATACAAATTAGTAACTTAATTATTGTATATATATGAAGATTGAAATAAACGTACCTGATACACTTAAAGAAATTACTTTAGGTCAATATCAAAAGTTTGAAAAGCTAAACACTAAAGAAAATCAAGATACTACCTTCTTACTTCAAAAGATGGTGCAGATATTTTGCAACCTTGATTTAAAGGATGTAGCAACAATTAAATACAAAAGCGTACAAGAGATTGTAATGCACTTAAATAAAGTGTTTGATACCAAACATACCTTAATACCTACTTTTGAATTAGGGGGCGTTAAAATGGGTTTTATACCTATACTAGACGATATGACACTTGGAGAATATATAGACCTTGACGAGAACTTAGGAGATTGGCAAACAATGCACAAAGCAATGAGTGTACTATACAGACCAATAACATTCAGCAAAGGACATAAATACCAAATAGAAGAATATACAGGAATGGTAAATGCCGAAGCAATGAAACAAGCACCTTTAGATGTAGTGTTTGCTGCTATGGTTTTTTTTTATCATTTAAGCAACGAGTTAACACAAACTATCCTGAACTATTTACAGGAAGTAACGGAGAAAGAAATGACTACTCAACAGAAGCAAACTTTGGGTCTAAGTGGGGATGGTATCAATCGGTCTATGGAATCGCTAAAGGGGATGTTACCAAGTTTAATAACATTACCAAACTAAACGTACACGAATGTTTAATATATTTAGCATTTGAAAAAGATAAAAACGAACTAGAAAAACAATTAATAAAACGTAGATGAAAGGTTTTTACAATTTAACGGAAAAGATAAAAGATGCTTTAGATGCAGAACCATTTGTAAATACTGTTACATTTGGAAGTTTAGACGATGTAGATTTAAGTAAACAAACTATATTTCCATTATCACATATCATAGTAAATAATACAACAGTAGGAACTAAAACAGTTACTTTTAACATTAGCATTTTGGCTATGGATATTGTAGACATTAGCAAAGAAGAAACTACTGATGTATTTGTAGGAAATGACAATGAACAAGATGTGTTAAATTCTCAATTGTTTTTATTAACTAGAATAATAAATTCTTTACAGCGTGGAGATTTATATACAGAACTTTATCAAGTTGAAGGGGATGTAAGTTGTGAACCATTTGTAGATAGGTTTGAAAACAAATTAGCAGGATGGGCAGCAACCTTTGATGTAGTAATACAAAACGAGATGACAATATGCAGTTAAAGGAAACACAAAAGGTATTAGATATATTTAAACAACTTGTTTTAAATCAAAGTAGGGCAATGTTATCCAAACAGGGTAAAAACGTTTCTAGTGATTTATATAGAAGTTTAGATGGTGTTGTTAAGGCTATGCCTAATTCCATTAGTGTTGAATTTGAAATGGAAGAATATGGATATTATCAAGATAGGGGTGTTAAAGGTAAAACATCTACATATCCTGAAATTGCACAATATGGAACACTTGCAAAGTTTGGTTCAGGTAAAGGAAAAAAGGGTGGTTTAAGTGAAGGAATTAAAAAATGGGTTAAAGCAAAAAGGTTTCAATTTAGAGATAAAAAAACTGGAAGGTTTATGTCATATCAAAGTACTGCTTTTTTAATATCTAGGTCAGTATATAACAAAGGAATAAAACCTTCTTTATTTTTTACTAAACCATTTGAACGTGCATTTAAAAAGTTACCTGATGAATTAACAGAAAGTTTTGGTTTAGATGTAGAAGATTTTTTAGCATTTGCATTAAAACAAGATAGATTAAAAAACAAATAAAATGGCAAACATATTACTTAGAAGTCCAAGATACGAATACAATATTCAAGCAGGTTCAACTTATGCAGAATTACAATTAAGTGTAGATAGTGTTTTAAGATATACAATACAAAAAGATGTAGATGCAGATAGCGGAGTATTATTTGAAATTAGTGAACTTGCAAGGGATTATTTAGATGTAGCCTTTTCAGGTACTTATACTTCACAGGTAATAGCTATAACAGGAACTATTACTTTTTATGATTCATTAGATGTTCAGGTAGGAAGTGCGGTTAATATTTCACACATTGGTTATGATGGTTATGGAGAATATGTTGATGGTTCAAATCCTACCATTCAAGCAGGACAACTATTACAAACTAATACTACAATGTATATGCCAGATGACACCATTGGTAGAATAGCTTCAGAAAGTTCAGGAACAATAGCCTATAATAGTTTTGGATTTAATGTGACTTCTGCAACAGTAGGTGGTCAAGTAGTTACTATAAAAAGAATTTGTGAACCTAAATTCACACCTATACTTATAACATTTATAAATAAATACGGAGCGTTTCAAGATATTTGGTTTTTTAAAAAATCTACTGAAAATATAATTACAAGAAAAGAATCTTATAAAAGGGCAGTTGTATCAAGTACAGGTACTTACAATGTATCTACACATTCTGTAAGAACATTAAATGTTCAAGGTATGCAGTCAATGACTGTTAATACAGGTTTTTTAGATGAAGGAATGAATGAACCATTTAAGGAACTTCTTTTATCAGAGCAAGTATGGGCAGTTATTAATGATGTAGAAAGACCAATTGATATAACAACATCACAACTTAATTACAAAACAAGTTTAAACGATAAATTAGTAGACTTTACTATTAGTTTCAATTTTGCTAACGATACAATTAATGTACTAAGATAAATGCAAGTAATTCAATTATATATAGAAGGTCAAAGGGTAGATATGTTTAAGGATGAATCTGTAAGTATTACACAGACGATTCAAAATGTTAAAGATATATCTAAGGTGTTTACTGAATTTTCAAAAACATTTAGCTTACCTTCTTCTAAAACAAATAACAAAATATTTCAGCATTATTATAACTACGATATTATAAATGGTTTTGATGCAAGAAAAAAGAAAACAGCAAGAATTGAATTAAATAATAAAACATTTAAAAAAGGTAAAATAAAACTAGAAGGGGTTGATTTAAAAGAAGGAAAACCAAATTCATATAGAGTAACATTTTACGGTAATACAGTTGATTTAAAAGATTTATTAGGAGAAGATAATTTAGCTTCTTTAGATTGGTTAGATAACTTTAATCACGATTACAACGCAACACAAGTAAGAACTGCTTTAACAACAGGTATAGATAAAACGGTAGATAGTATTACTTACACAGATGCACTTGTAGCACCTTTAATTACTCATACTACTAGATTATATTATGATAGTGCTTTGAGCAATCCTGCGTATCCTGATGCACTTGGTGGCAACTTATACTCAACAGGTTCAAGTTTTCAAGGAGTTTATTTTGAAGAATTAAAATATGCTATTCCTATTTATATTATAGTTAAAGCTATTGAACAATCTTATGACATTACTTTTTCTAACAATTTCTTTAATGATACTAATGTTTCATATAAGAATCTTTATATGTGGTTGCATAGAAAAAAAGGAAATTCTTTTGATGAAGGCGAAGCTGTTTCTTCTTTAATTACAGGTTTTCCTAGTGATTTTCTTTCTATGAGTAGAATATATAGCAATCCTAATAAATTCTTTGTATATAATCTTACAGGCTCACAATTAATAAATTATACTTTAACAGTTTCAACTAGTGGTGCGCAATCTTATTCTATTATAATTAAAAAAGATGGTTTAGTATATGACCAAACAACAATAGAAAATGCAGGTAGTGGAACTATGATAGGTACATTAGGAAATTCTAGTACAGGTTATCAAGTGTTTATTTATGCAAGTACTGCTTTTACTGTTACTAGTGTTTCTATGGCAGTAAGTGATACAACTTTATCGGAATCTGCTACTTTTTCTACGTCTGCTTCACAATCAATTACAACTACAAGAAGCTATATAATAACAGAACAAATACCTGAAATGAAAGTTATAGATTTTCTTACAGGATTATTTAAGATGTTTAATCTAACTGCTTATTATGATGACAATCAAATTAAAATAGAAACACTTGATAGTTATTATCAAAATTCTACTACAACTTGGGATGTTACAAAATATGTAGATAGTAATTCAAGTAGTGTAGATGTTGCTTTACCTTTTAAAAGGGTAGATTTTAAGTTTGAAGGTTTAGGAACTAAATTAGCCTTACAACACCAACAAGCATTTAATTCAGGTTGGGGTACTACTGAATATAATGGAGATGACAACTACGATTCATCAGAAAAAATATATAGTGTAGTAGCACCATTTGAGCATTTAAAGTTTGAACACTTAATAAATGGAAGTACTACTTCTGTAACAACGGCACAGGTAGGTTGGTTTGTAGACGATAACAACGACCCATATTTTGGTAAACCTTTATTGTTTTATCCTGTAAATACAAGTGGTACTACAATACGTTTTTTAAATGCTATTCCAAGTTCATATACTGATATATCAAGTTATTTTGTACCAAGTAATAGTGTAGAACTAACTTCTGCAACAGACGATTCAAATATAAATTTTAATTTAGAAATAAATGAATATTCGTTTGATTCAAGTTTTGAGGGAACTTTATTTAAAGATTATTACAGCACTTATATACAAAACATTTACAACAATAAATTAAGACTTACAAAAGTAAAAGCATTTTTACCTATTAGCTTTTTATTGAATTATAGTTTAGCAGATAAAATTCAAATAGTAGAAAAAATATATACTATAAATAGTATTCAAAGTAATTTAGAAACAGGAGAAAGTCAATTAGAATTATTAAATGTAGTTTCTAGTAGTGAACCACCAGTAATATCACTACCTACCGTTTTAACGACATCAGCAACTTCTGTAACAGAAACATCTGCAACGTTTAATGGTCAAGTTACCGATATAGGAAGTCCTGCATATACAGAAAGGGGATTCTATTGGAAAGTAGGAACTGGTACGCCAACTGCATCAGATAATGTTCAAATAGTTTCAGGAACAGATACAAACGTTTATTCTTTTAATAACACTTCTTTAAGTGCAAACAATACTTATTCATTTGTAGCTTTTGCAACAAACTCACAAGGTACTGCAACAGGAAATACATTTACAGTTAATACTAGTGCTGCTCCAAGTGTACCAACAGTTGTAACATCAGGAAGTAGTTCAATAACAGAAACATCTGCAACAATAATTGGTAATGTAACTTTTGCAGGTAATCCAAATTATACAGTAAAAGGATTTTATTGGAAACAAGGTACAGGTACACCAACAGCAAGTAATAATGTTATAAACGTAGCAGGAACTTCAACAGGTTCTTATTCTACAAATTTATCTTCTTTAACATTAAACAACACTTATTCATTTGTTGCTTTTTGTACTAATACAGAAGGAACAGTTACAGGTTCAACTTTAACTTTTGCAACTGCTTCAGGTTTATTTTTACCAAGCGTATCAACAAATGCAATAACTTCTGTAGGAACAAGTACAGCAACTTTAAATGGTACAATTACTAATGTTGGTAATCCTAACTATACAGAAAAAGGATTTGTATATATTGCAGGAAGTGGAACACCAACTACTTCAAATACTAAAACAATAGTAAGTGGAACAAGTTCAGGTGCTTATAGCAAAGGTATTTCTTCGCTTAATTCTAGTCAGCTTTATTCTGTTAGAGCATACGCAATAAATACACAAGGTACTGCCTACGGTTCTGTTCAAACATTTACAACTAGTACAGCAGCAACTTGTAGTGGTGGTACATTATTCTTTAATAATTCTGTTATAACAGGAATAAATGCAACTTTAGCAACAGGAAGCATATCATATAGTACTAGTCAATGCGGTGCAACTATTCCAACAGTATCTTTATTATTCACAAATA